GGACGTGAGCACCTCCACGACGAGCCCGGTGCCGTCCGGCGTGTCGACCATATCCTCACCCGCGCGGTAGCGATTACCGAGCCGGGCGTCGTAGGCGTCCGCGAACGTCTCGCGCACGCGTTCGTCGGCCTCGTCGGGCAGGGCCAGCATCTCGTCGTCAGTGTCCGGTGCCTCGGGCGGTTCGGCGTCCAGCCCGAGGAACGTCTCGCGCACCTCATGCGGCGGGACGACCTGTTCGACAGCACCGCCCGGCGCGGCCGCCTTGAGCCCCTGCATGACGCTTGCGAATTCATCCGGGCTGAACTCCTCGTCCTTGAGCGGGTTCTCCTCCCGTGTGGGCTCAATGACGAGCGACACATCGACGTCCAAGGGCTCATCGGCTTTTGCGTCGCCAAACAGGAACTCCTTGGCTTTCTGCCGCAGTACGCCCTGAAACGCTGTTTCAAGGTCGTCGCGCTGGTCTGCGACCTCGTTCTGGTAGTCGTCGCCTTGGTCGCCGACCACGTCGCGGTTGATGTCGCCCGCGAACCCAACGCGGTACAGCGGCGTCGGGAGCGCGCTCAGGATGTATTCGATGTGCTGCTGGACTTGGTCGACCGTATCCGGCGTTTGTCCCTTGATGCGTTTCACGTCGACGCTGTAGTTGACGACGTTCGCCGCCTCTGGGTTGCTGGGGTCAAAGCCGTCAAGCAGCTTCTTGGCTTGCTCTTGGTCGTCGGTGTCGACCTCGGCGACCCAGTGGCCGTACCCGACGGCTTTGATTGCCTGCTCAATGTCGTCGAACATCTCCCGCAGCCCCTTCGACCGCGGGACGACGCTTGCCGAGTCCGGGCGGCCGAAGATGTTGCCCGTGTCCGGGTCGTTCGCCAGCATCGTCACGTCGTCGAACGCCAGCGGGATGTCGTCCTGTTCGTTGAACCGGCCGAAGATGTCGTCATACTGGACGAACGCCGCCGTCTTACCCGCCGGCGTTGACGGGGCAGAGTCGATGCGTGGGTCAGACGTGTCAGATAGTGCGACGGTCTCAAACTCGCCCGGTTCATCATCTGGCCGGAGCAAGATGTTTTTCCCATCGCGTGTGTACGCCGTCGTTGTCTCGGGCTGGTAGGCGCGCAGGCCGAGGATGTACTCCCGCTGCCGCGGGTCGTCGTAGGCGTGCTCGACGAGCGCCGTGCCACGCTTCCCGCGCAGGTCCTTGATGACCGTCTCCAGCACATCGCCGAAACCGCGGTCGAACTTCCCACCGTCGATGCCGCAGATGGACAGCCACGCCTCCAGTGCGTCGGAGAGGGGCATCCCACGGAACTCGGTGAACCGGTAACTCTCGGGGACCGTGGGTTCGTCATCCTCGCCGGCGTCAATCTCGACGCGGTAGCCCGGTTCGAGCACGTCGCTTGCGAACTTGCGGACGGACTGCCGGATGAGGGGCTGAGCGTAGTATTCCTCCGCCCACTCCTCAACAGTTCGCCGGTCTGGCTCCTCAGTGTGCTCCTCCTCGGTGATGGCGATAGGGTCCTCGTCGCGCGCCTGTGGCGACGGGTCCGCGTCTTGCGTTGGGGCCAGTTCGGCCTCGTTGTCAAGGACCGGGCGGCCTGTCGATGCGTCTCTCATGTGTTAGTCCTCGGTGTAGCGGCTGTACGCAACGACGTAGTCGCGGTCGATGACCGTTGGCGGCGAATCGTCCTCCGTATGCAGTTCCAGTTCATCGGGATACTCGCCGACGGCGGTGACGCCGCGATACTCCGTCTCACGTCCGTGCGCCTCTGCGGCCTCGCCGCTCCACATTATTGTTACTATCATGGTGTTAGTCCAACTGAAAAGCAAGCACATCGCCCGACGCCGTCCGGCCACGGTAGCCGTCGGCCGCCAGTGCGAGCGCGTCGGGGTGGTCGTCGTGCCCGTTGTCGGGGTGGGTGATCTTGGTCTTGCCACCCGAGGTCAGCGAGTACGTGAGCTTCTTGAGTTCGCGCGACAGGCGTGGGTGGTGGTCAATGACCAACGTCTCGCTTTCGAGGGCGTTCTTGAGGTTGTTGTACATCGACTGCTTGCGGTCGATGGTGAACTTGTCCGGGCTGAAAAACCGGTCCGACGAACCGATGAACTGCCCGAGGTACTCCTGTCTCCAGGTCCGCGCCTCGGTCTTGTCCTTGCGCTCGGCCAGCCACTCGGGGTCGACAAGTGGGCTGATAGCCGTCGGCCAGTACGGACTGTGCCAGTCCTCGTCAAGTTTGCATTTTTCAAAGAAGTACCCCGCGTCGCCCGCCGGCGTGGATGTCAGAACGAACGTATAGTTGTCGTGTGTCGTAAAGAACGGCTCAATGACATCCTCGTAAATCGCATCCGGCGCGTAGGCGGCCTCGTCGACGATCACAAACCGCGGGTTCTTGCCACGCTGGCCGACGCCGTCAACCCCGAGCGTTCGGGAAAGCAGCCGACCGCCGTGGCTGAACTCCCACTCGCGTTTGTTCTTGTTCTCGACGCCGAGTGACAGGCCGATAGCCTCAAGCCGCCGCTCGGCCGTCTCCAGCAGGCCCTTGGCCTCGCGCATCATCTCGTCGGCCGTCTCTTGGAACGGCGCGGCGATCATTGTATCCTCGTCGGCGACTGAGGCCGCGTCGTCAGCCGCCAGCGCCGCGCCCGTCAGCGTCTTGCCGACCTGCCGGCCCGGTTGGATAGCGCCCTTTGCCGTGTCGCGCGCCTCCAGCTCGGCGATGAACTCGCGCTGGTAGTCAAAGGGCGCGAACCCGAACAAGACCTCCATCCGCTCGGCGCGGGAACACTCCGAGAGGCGCGTCTGTGCCTCCTCGGGCGACAGGCCACGTAGGTCCTCGATGCTGGTGGCTGTCCCGTGATCGCGCTCCTCCTCGGGTGGGAGGTCAAGGCCCGGCGCGAAGTCCGAGCGGGTGGCTGTCTCAGTCATCGATTATCTCGGCGAGTGTGTCGACCGACTCCGCTTTCTGTGTTTCAGGGTCGTCCAGTATCCCGAGCTTTTCGAGGATGCGGACGGTGTCGCGCTGGAGCCGGCTCTTGGCCTTGAACGCCGGGTTTTCAGTGTCCTCGTAGATTTCCCGGCCATCCTCGGCAACACCCTTGAACTCCGTGGCCACGACGCCTTCCTCGCGGATGTACTCATCGCCACGCCGTATCTGGCACTCGTTGATAGCGGCGTCGACGAGGAGCGAGACGTTGCCCGTGTTGCCCCAGTCGAACGGCGCGTCGGCCATCCACGCCTCGACCATCCGCCGGACGTCCTCGGCGGCCTCGTCGCGGTGGCGGGCGAACCACTTGCGGCCGTCTGCGGTCATCCCGTGTTTTTCGGCGTTTCCGTTGTTCTCGTGGGACTCGCCGTCGTCGGTCATGCCGTAGTGCCGTCGGCACTTGCCCGTGTCCGCATCACGCCCCCAGCCGGCGGGGCGCTGGCACTTCTCGCCATCCTGCCGGTGGCCGCCGTAGTTTCCGCAGATGTCCTCTGCCTTGCCCTGTGCCATGTGTCAGTCCTCCGTATCGCTACCCGAGTCGGCCTGCTGGACCTCGTTGTAGGCCCGCAGCAGCGCCATGTAGTCACTGACTTCAAGGCCGTTGTAACCGCCCAACACGACGAGCGAGGCGAGGCCGATGACCGTCGGGTCCGCACCCACACGGATCGAGTAGATGCCCAGCGCGATGATGCCGATGTTCACCAGTATCGAGCGGAGTATTTTGAGCGCCTTGAGCATCTCTAAATCACCACCCTCGCCGACCACGGCCGAAGTTGTTTGCTGGTCATTGGTCATCAATCAGGTACTCGAACGTCGTGCGACGGTCGTCACTCGTTCCAAAGACCCAGCCGAGGTGTTTCCGTTGCTTGACGTCGGGGTGACCCATCCGCTCGATGAACTCCGAGCCCGGCTTCGCCGACGGTGACGTGATTACCGGGTAGCGATTCAGGACATAGTCGATACTCGGGTCGTGCCAGTGGCCGCGCAGGGCCACGTCATAGCGGTGTTTCTCGCGCCAGCCGCGCCAGTCGCGCGAGCTGGCCGCGGTCTTGTCGACGTGGCGCTGGCCGTCCTGTCCGTGCCGGACGTGGAACCGCCAGTCGCGGACTTCGGTGTTCAGGTGATGCGTCGCCTCGGCGATCTCGATGTCGACGTTGTCGAGATACGAGCGCCGGAGGATGTCATCCAGCCAGCGGTAGACGATGAGGTCCGTGTTCGCGCCACGACTCGCTGCGGCCCGCTCGTTGCCGTGATTGCCGAGCACGCAGCGAATCTGTAACGTGTCGAACTCGCCGGCGAGCGTCCGAATCAACCGATGTAGCGATTCGACTGCCGCCGTCACTTGGTCGCCCAAGTGCGCCTCGATGTCGTGATGCTGGCCGTCGTAGACCGCCATCCCCGTCGCGATGTCGCCGAGGAGGAACAGATAACAGTCGTCGAAGTCCACGAGTTCCGACTGCATCTCGCGGATTTTGAGCGCCTGCTGGCCGAACGTGCGGACCGCGTCGCGGGCCTGGTCCATCGAATACAGGACCGTACCGTCGTCGGCCTCGACAAGGTCGCCGAAGTGTAGGTCGCCGAGCACGCAGCAGAACGTCTCGTGGCTCGGCTCCGAGCGCGCCGGCGTCGTGATCGGGTCCGTCCGGTTCAGTCGGCGTAGGAGGACCGACTCCTCGGCCTCGATCAGTTCATTCGCTTCCCGCGTGCGCGTGCCCTTGTGTTTCGTTGAAATGCGGCGTAGCTTCGGCGCACGCTCGTCAGCGATGTACCACTGGTTTGCCTCGCGGTCGTACTCCAGGTCGACGTCATGCGTTTCCTTGAGCCGGTTCCGGTAGGACTCGACCGTTGTCTCGGCGACGTTCATCCGCTCCGAGATGGTGGCTGTCGACGCCGGCAGGATTGCCAGCAGTTCCTTGAGACGCGGCGCATCCGACAGGTCCAGTGTGTCACTCATCGTTTTGTCCGTAAAAGTCGTCAGTCAATCGCTCGTAGACGATGTCGACCACGTCCGCCGCCGTCTCATCGTCTCGCACTACCTCGCGGATGTCCACGAACGCATCGCCCAGGATGCGGCCGTAATCCTCTCTGCTGTAGACATACAGCTCGTCAGCGTCGGGCACGCTGGGGTGATTCGCGCTCATAGTGTTGGCCGCTCTACGTCATCCGCCGGCGCTCGCCACCGCGTGCCGCCGATCTCGACGACATACCAGCGCTGGATGCCGTCCGTGTCCGCGTGCATCTCGGTCTCGACCACCGGCCCCGAGCGGATGTCGCCCGACGGCAGCTCGATAGCGACGCGGTCCGGTGGGCTTCGGGGCTCAGACGGCGTCGATGGTTGTTTAGTCGCCACGGGAACCACCCGCCGCCGCGGCGACGATGCCCGACTCCAGGGCCGTCGCGAGCGCCCGGTCGACGTCGCCGTGATCGGCCCAATGCGAGGCGGCGTAGCGTGCCGTTTCCTTCGACCGGAGCGTCACGCCCTTGGCCTCGAGCGTCTTGATGGCCTGCTTGACCAGCTCCTTGAACGCCGGCCGGTTGATGTCCGTCGGGTCCCACTCCCGATGGTAGGCGTCGGCGACGCCACAGTCACAGAACGTCATCTCGGAATGGGCTGGCTCCTCGACGCCGTCGACGTGCTCTTTCGTCGTCGTTCGGTGCCGACGCGAGTAGTGACTGCCCAGGGATGTCCCGCCGCCGTCGTCGTTGAGATACGCCGAGACGCGGTCGGTCTTGATGCGGCGAAAGCAGTTTGAACATACGTCTTTCGCGTCGAGCAAGTGGTCTGCATAGGGTCCTTGCATGATTGCGAAAAAGTGCCACGACCTAACCCGGCTCTCCGGACGGTCGTGTCGGCGACGGAGCGGTGGCGTCATCAGCCCGAAGGCCTCTGCGCTGACTCCGGTCGCCGGCGGTCGCCCGCTGGTAGCACACCGTTATGGTGGCTTGTCGTTACACCAATATACCACCTCTCGCCACTTAAGCGTGTTGGTGGCCTCTACCTGCCGGTATCGGGCAGTACGGTGGTTCTGAAAAGGGTGGGGTTCTCGGGAGTGTCAGCCGAGATGGTCGCCCGGGGCAAGCCCGAGCCCGACACCAGTGTAGGAGCGGGTGTCGCCGGTAAGTATGAGCAGGCTGTGACCTGCATATGGTCATTCGGCAGACTGGTACTTAACCGCCACGGTGGCGTGGCAGGCCCACATCTCAGCCAGCTTACCACGACTCGTCGCCAGAGTCGTGAAAGAAAGGTCCCGAAGGCCGTGGCCCGTCGCCGTCTTGCGATTTGCCGTAGTGTCACACTCACGGATTAATAGGCGTATCTGTGTGCGTGCGCTCACTCGCCGATCTCGGCCGGTCGTCTGAGGTTCCGTGGGGTGTTTGCTGGCAAGATATGACGGCGCTCAGTCGGCCGTTTCGCTGATGATCTCGGGGCGGATACCCATCTCCGACACTTGTTCCCAGTCGGAGTGGCAGTCGCGACACAGCGTGATAAGATTCCCCATCGCGTTGCGCTCCTCGGGGTCGTCAATGTCCCGCGCCTTGATGAGGTGGTGGACGTGGAGTTTCTCGTCGTACTGGTTGCGGTGTTCCGCCTGCGTGACTGAACACGATGGGTCTTGGCAGGTGTAGCCGTCGCGCTCGCGGACTTCCGCCCGCTTCGATGCGTTCCAGCCGGGGCCGTAGGGTGTCTCGCCGCCGTTCCAGTTCGGGTTTTCGGGGCCGGTGAAGGCTGCGTCGCGGGTTTCAATCCCATGTCGGTTCAGCCAGTTACGAACCGTCGAACTAGAACACCCACACTCTTCGGCGATGTCGGCCTGTGGCCACTCTTTCTCAACGTACTGTTCTCGAAGCCACTCCTCATCAGTGAGCCTCTCGTCTGGCGTCTCGTTCGGACTGCGCGTCTCAATCCCATGTCGATTCAGCCAGTCACGAACTTAACTGTTGCATGCTCTTGTCATCCCAAGAGCGCGGTCGGCGTCTCCGCGCCGGCCTTTCTACGTGAAAGGCGCGCTCTTAGTCATGTGTACGCGCTTCACCGACATAGTTGTTCCGCCAGCTCATGAGCGACGCTGGATCGCTCGGTTCGCTCGCAATCTTGTATCAGAAACCCGAGGGTAAGTGGCGGTAAGTGGCTTCAGAAATATGCCTCTTACCGCAAAATCGCAAGACGGCGGTGGGAAAATGAGTGGGTTAAGGGGGTCAGGAGGCATATCGCTAACTCTCTTATATAGTTATACATCCCACTCTCTGCCCTTCTACCGACAAGATTCCCGCGCGTGCGCGCGATAGATCGTAATATGCCTCCTGACCCCTCTGACGGGAGAAAAAACCCTCCGCCGTCCGGCGGTTTTGCGGTAAGTGGCTTCAGAGTCAAGCCGCTTACCGCCACTTACCGCTACGCGTCTGCGAAAGCCCAGCCGCGTTCCGTGAGTTCTGCTGGCCGGTATATTCTGACGACACCACCATCCACCCGCTTCTGCGCGCCTTCTATATCAATCCGTTCGGATTGCGATAACGCCTTACCAACGATTTCGCGGCTCGGTGGGTGTCTGCTGAAATGTGAGCGGGCGAAGTTGCAGAAACATTCGTAAAACGTGTCTGTCTTAACGAACCCACCCCGCTCGGTCTCGACACACTCGTTCACGAACGCCTCGACGATCTTGACCGACTGCTCCATAGACCCGGGCTCGGGCTCGGGCAGCTCGGGGCTTTCTATCCCGAGGCGCTTGTAGAACGCCTCGTCATATATCTTTTCGACTGCCTCGTGACAGTTGGCGCAAAGCGTCACGACATTCACATTGTCGTCGCTGCCGCCGAACCGCCGTGGGACAGCGTGGTGTTCTTGTAGCACGTTCGGGTTATCATCGCCGCAGATGAAACACCGATCAGTCATCGGCACCCGCCTCCTTCAACAAACGGTCGAAAAAGTGATTCCACGTCTCATATTCGGTTTTCTCGTCGCGGAGTCGGTTATACATCTCTGTGTCGAGTTTGATGTTCTTTCGATCAGCCATACGTCAGTCCCACAGCCCCCGATGAGAGGATACAGTCTGTGGGCTATCGCAGGTTGACTTTGACAAGAACGGAGTCAAAGGCGTCAAGTTCCCGAATCTCCACCACGGGTCCGATTCGCGTCACCGGCCCAACATCGCCGCCAGATTCAACCAACGCCGCAATATCACAATCATCCCACGTTGAAACCGCACGTCGAACGTCGTTGTCTGCCGTTTCAAGACTCGTTGCACGAATCATCGCTTCTTCATTGCTTCGTGTCATACTACACTATTGTAGCCACTGGTACTTAAAGTTATCCCATGTGGGATACAAAGGAAACGGTTCGGCGTTACTTCGGCGCGACGCAGTCGTCGGACATCTCGATGACGTCGCCGGTCTCGATGAGCCGGTCGAGTGCTTGTTCGGCGGTGCTCTTGCCGACATCGGAGACGCCCCACACGACGCCGGACTTCGGGACGGGGTCGCGCCCGTTGTCCTCGAACATCTCGCGCACGCGCTGGAGGACCTTCGGGCGGGCTTGTTCGTAGCGGTCGTCGACCTCGTTCTGGTCCTCGTCGTCGGTGGTGTCGATGCCAAGCACCTGCCGGCCGCGGCTGGTGAGCTGGACGCGCTTGTACACCTGGATGTGACTGCCCTCGACCTTCTTTTGGGCCGATTCGATGGAGAGGTCGCGCTGGCTCAAGAGCCGCTTGCCGAACTCGTTGTCGGCGATGCGCGGCAGGTCCTCCTCGTCGGCGAAGGCGCGATACGCCGCGCGGACAAC